CGGCCAAATTCCGCAAGGGTATTAAACCCGATTTTAATAGGTCTTTCTTTACCGCCAATGTTTACTGTTTGCATATTTGTATATTTAGGCCGGGATTGACCCGGTTAAGGTTAACTGCCCGTTGCCTACAAAAGAACAAGCAAAGGTTGCGTTAGCCTGGTTTGGAGAATCTATACTCACGTTCTGAAGGTAAGCGTTCCCCCCGAAGGTAAAATCATCTACGTTTGCAGTCTTAAAAAGCAAGGCTATGGATGTTTTATTTAATACAAGGTTCATCAGGTAAGCGTAGTTATGGGCCGTGTCAAAAGTAACCAACCCGTTTGTTTCCATAGTCCAGCTTTGAAGCCCCGGAAGTATTGTTTTCCACCCCGAACTGTCTTTCGTGGTTGTATCCCGCATATCTAACTGTAAGGATAATTTACAGGATTGCGAGTAAGCTATTTTCGTCCCTGCTGCATATATACAAAGGTCTGTCCCGTTTATAATTCCCGCTGTTACTGCCATTTCGTTTTATTTTAAATCGTTAATAACAGGCAGTCAACTTTTTAGGTATGAGCAGCCTTTGTGAGTACTCCGGTTCCTACGAAGGAGGCTGAATATGTTACACTATCCTCATTCGGTGCATCCATGTCAATAGACTTAATATAGCCCTCACCATGCCAATAGGAATCTCCGCTTGTTCCGGTCATCATTTTAAGATGTACCTGGGTGCGGTTTACTACCAGGTCTGTAAGTTCATCGAACTCATACCCGGAAGCATCAAAAGCGACCATGCCGTCACAGGATACCTCCCAGCTTCTTTTACCTTCGGCATTGGTCTGCCACCCGTTGTCATCCTTTGTGAATGTATCCCTCTCATCATGGTTAAGGGTTAACTTACATGAAGTTGACCCGGCTATTGCTTCACCATCTACATAAAGAAGGAAATTCTTTCCATTTACTACTGTTGCCATTTGTTTAAGTATTAAGTGTTCGTATTAAGTATTCTGTAATCGTTATATATTTCTTTAAATCGTTATCCCATTCAGTATTTTGGTCCACGAAGTAAGCTGAATTAATATACACCGTCCCGGCAGTTCCTTCATATTGGTCCAGGATTGTACGGATAGACTTTGCAGCCGTTTGAGCCAGTACCCTTGTTTCTGCATAAACGATAATAAATACCGTTGCATCATCAGCCCAGCTAACTTCCTGTTTCACCATATCAGGCTCTACCCTTATGGTATCATATACAGCGTATGTCCCCGAAGTATTCTGGGGGGCAACCGTTGGGTATATTGCAACAGTTGAATTAATCAAACTGTATAAAGCCTTGCCTATGTCCGAAACAGCGTTACTCATAATCGGTTAATTCTCTCCTGTATCATCCTGTTCATGTCGCTTTTTATTCCACTTTTCACCCCTGCTTTGGTTGCGTTCCATGCCCTGTCTATAAATGGGTCTGGGGTTTCCCCCTTGCCAAATCCACCAATAGGAAAGTGTTCATACCAGGGGTTCCATTTGCCCTTAAACCGGGGCCTCACCCACACGGTTGGATACTTACCCTTCCGACTTGCAATAATTCCAATACTCGCTTTTAGGTGTCCGGCAGGGTGAGAACGTGAAGGATATTTTTTAGACTTTGAACCAAAATCAGATAAAGGGGCTTCAAATCTCATTTTCTTCTCAACAGGTTTAGCTTGTTTGCGTAATACAGCCCGAAATATCTTATCTTGAACAGACGTTGAAAGCATATTAAACTGCTTACGAGCCTTTCTAATATCCTCCGGGTTTGCCTTTATTTCAATCGCAATCATCAGTACTTTTTCTCTGCCGTTATTTCCAGCCTTCTTTTCCTATCTGGTTTTTCAATCGTTACAATATCGTAGTATTCCGTATCAAATAGTATCTGCATAGCTTCCGTTACATCGGTTCTGAATCGTATCGTAAACATCACCCTGTTAGAAGCTGTTACCTTGTCCCCTTCCGTATCCTCACCGCCACCAACCGGGGTTATCTTAGCCCAAACCGTAGCTAATATTGCAGGGGTTTCAACCGACTGCCCCATACTATCCCTTGCCGTTGTAGCTGTGTATATTACTACCCTCCTATCTAAATCACCTGTTCTCAAAACGTAAACAATCTATATGGGTTCATTAAATATTCAGAGCCTTTAGGTAAATCGTTTACCATAGTCCCGGTAATTACTTCCTCCCGGTTCTCGTAAAGGTGCCCTATGATTAACAACATAGCAGACTTTAACGGACCTGGAACCAAAGCAGCCGAAGCATAACCCGCCAGAAACCGTATTTTAACATCATTGGTAAACCCCCGGTTAGAAGGCCAGGATTGGTCATAAGCAAGTATAATTTTATTCGGTTCGTTGCTTTCATCCAACGCATATACGGTATTAGCAAGGGTCTGTTCCACGCTATCCGCATCATAATACTTAACCGAAGTGATAGACTGCACGGGTGTCTTTTCTAACGAGTATTCCGTTTCTGAAAAAGAATCCATTTGCAACTCCCAGGTTTGGTCAAGTAATGCCCTCCGGGTGTACTCCTCTACCATTTGCCTTGCAGTTGGTATCAAAGTGTCCTCAATCCAGGTATCCTCGTCTGTGTCGGCTGTTTCAATCTTCAGGTGTAACTTAGCTTCAGCTAACGTAATCGGCTCGGATGTCGGTGCAGTTATCAGTTTCATTTCATCTTATTTTAAGTCCTCGCTTCCTCTGCCTTTGGTTTTGCCCTTGCCACAATTACAGCCTTCTTACGTCTGCGGGGTTTCGGTATCTTCTCCGATTTACCCTGCTTTTTCGGCTTATGGATAACGTCTGCTTTAGGGAACTCGTAATCATCAGCGTACTCCGCTAATCGGTTCTTTACCCAATAATCCGTAACCTTTTTTTTGAGGTTTATAGTTTCCCCTTTACGGATTTTCCCGGCTGAAACTCTGGAAATAACCTTTACCATTCGTTTTAGGTTTAGGTGGGATTAGGAGGGGTTGCCCCCTCCCGTTGCCACATTACCAAATCCACGCTAAAGATTAAGTAGCTCCGCAGACCAGTTTTTTGATAGGATTTGTCCCTGCATTTAATGCATGAGAGCTTGACCTTGTATAGGCCACAAATCCAATCAAAAGGTTGGCCATGTACAGCTCGTTCAACCGTACAAGGTTGTACCCTGCCACTCTCCTTATGATGAACCTTTTGAAATCTCCGAATAACATGATAGTGTTTCCACTCCCCAGAGAAGCCATTTCATCATTAATGATATAAGGACGGCCCTCGATTGTATCAGGCTCACCTACTCTCATTGAAGGCTGCCAAAGCGGTCTTGCATCTGCGGTCCCGATTTCAAGCAATTTCAATGATTTCAGAAGCAAGTCCTCCATCATGAAAGTACCGTTTTTACGGTAGTCTGCATTGAGGGAATGATACAGCCCTACAATGTTATCCCGTGTTGGTCCGGCAATCAATGAAACTTCACCTGAATCAGAGGCATTAGTAACAACCCCTTCGGGCTGACTTGACCCGGTCCCGGTAGTGAAATACTGATTTTGAATCCTGCCAATCCTTTCAGCCAACGCTTCAGCTATAATCGTTTCAATTGGTAAAGCGGAATCCTGAAGCAACTGAACCGAAGCCTTTATAACATCGGAACTCCACAGATAGTCCTTCAACGTAACTGAACCAAAAGTTAGCCCGGTTGCAGTTAAAGCCCCTTCTTCAGCCAATAGTCTACCCTTATTGCTGGTGTCGTCCATTGTAGGCCAGGGAATGTCACCGCCTGTATTGGTTGTTAACACACGGGCAAAGTCCCAGATTTTAACATAAGGAAGCATAGCCTTTTCCAGCTCTGCCTTGAATCCTTCAGGGACCAGATAACCACCCTGGGCATCTGTTCCAACGGTCTGGTTAGCTCTTTGCTCCAGAACTTCCCGGTTAGCTGGTTTCATTTTAGCGTCACCGTTCAAACAGTAATCCCGGAAAGCGTCACTAACTTTCCTTTTCTCTTTCTCTGGGTCTGTTTTGGTTTCGATTTCAATGAACTCAAGCCTTTCCTCCTCCTCTTTGTTGATAGCCTCCTGTCGTTGAAGTGTATCAACATCTTTTTTAAGGGCTTCCTGTTCCAAGTCCAGTTTATCCCACCGGGTCTGCTCATCTTCCGCTAACCCTCTGTTCTCCGCTTCGGCCTTGCTAACGATTTCTTTCATTTCATTGATAAGGCCACCACGCTTCTCTAATTTGTCTTTTAGAATTTTCATTTTTGTTAATGGTGTTGGTTAATATTCGCCTCTCACAAGGCCGTTTCTATCTCAAGTAATCTCGTTCTTTCTTTATATGTACCCAGGTCATCATCCGGGCTGTCATCTGGTTTGGGTTTCTCTTTTGACTTTTTGTATTCGTCAAACTCTGAACGGAGGCTAACGTTGTCATCAGGATAGGCCGGGTAAGTTACCGGGGATAAATCCCGCATCATAGAGAATTTAGTTACCTCCCTTAATACGGTCCCATCCTCCTCCTCTCTCCAGTTTACCCCATCAGGAGCAACCCGGAAAGCAAACGAAGTGCCATCTATATCCCCCCGCTTTACTTCCTCCTGTATATCTCTGCCTACTGTGGTATTAGGTAAGTCAATTTCATACCCCAGGTTGCCCTCTTTGTCAAGTTTCATCCGTAGGGTTCCGCTTTTTGTCCGGCCTAATATCAGGTTTTCATCATGGTTTTTCAGCCCCCTGACATCATTATCCAGAATATTATCGAATACTCCGGGCATCAATACCTCCCGGAAGCCTCCCAGGTCAACACTTCTCACATTGACTTTTACCAGCCCGTTTAATTGGGTTGGCTTTCCTTCCTCTGCTCTCAACTCTACCGTAGCTTCAAAAGACCTTTTTTCTATCTTACTCATCTGTATTTATGTTTTGTTTTTGTACCTGTTCCAGCGGAGCCATGTTGACCATAACTAAACGGCTGTCCCCTTCCGGCCCTATCTCGTTTTTATCTTCTAACTCCCGGACCTCGTTAATAGAGTAAACCCCTATCCGGGTCATTATCTCAAAGTATTCTGCTCTGCTCTTTGCATCCCCCCGGAGTAACCCGTTGAGGTTGCACTTAACAAACATCCTACCCCTTTCAGATTCCTTAAATAGCTTCCGGTTAAATTCCTGTTCAAACCTCATACACCAGGGCAACATAGTATAGGTTACAAACTCAATCCCCTGGTGTTCAATATTGTTGTTGGTTGACCTTTCAAGGTCTGCAATCATGTGAGGCGGGACCCTGAAAATACGGGCTATCTCGTTAATCTGAAACTTACGGCTTTGGATAAATTGGGCAGCTTCAGGAGGGATAGCTTTTTGTGCATACTTCATTCCCTCCTCTAATATTTGTACCCCGTGTCGGTTGCCCTGTCCTGTGGTTTTCTCCTTTAGTGATTCCGATAAGTGTTTATATGCTTTATCTGAAAGTTTGCCAGGGTGTTCAAATACCCCCGTTAAACTTGCTCCGTTCTTAAAGAACTCCGAACTCCAACGCTGCATAGCTAACCCCAGCCCTATACTGTCTGCTGCTATATCTATCGGGCTTTGTCCTATGATACCGTTATACGATAAGCCAGGTACATGAATCATATTAACGGCCTGTATATCCCTGTCTTTTGTCTGCCCGTCTGCCTTTTTAACTTCATAGCGAAGTCTGCCGTTCTTAAATAACTTCGGCTCAACCAATCCGGGATGTATAGGAATTAACTCTTTAGGTACATGGTCCCCGCCCCGTTTGATTTCTGCATAAGCATTACCCCAGCCCACAGCATGAGCCATAAGGGTTTCATAGAACGTAAAGGCAGACATTAAAGGGTTAGGTTCTGAATGAACCAAGTCATATATTTTATGGTCCGTAGCTGGGAACTTCTTACCGTCCTCCAGTTTAATAACGTGCTTTGGGATAGAGGCCATTGTTTCCCCTAACACCCGGATACAAGCGTAAACAGCAGAAAACTTTAGGGCCGTTTCCTGGTCCACTTGCTCCCCGGAAAGGGCTTTACTGCCTCCCCAGAAGCCTTCAGTTAACCACTTGATGAAATTAGAAATAGAGGACTGTGGGTAGTCTGTCCTCTGTTCACCTTTTTGGCGGGTAATCTCAAACGATAATCGCATAGGCAATATAAAAGTGTAAAATTAACACCTCTATTGCCTGATACTATGTACCAATGGTACATTTGTTAGAAAAAAGTTTTTAACACTCCCTCAATGATTCTTATTCAGGTGAGGGAAGGGAACATCTGGAATAGGGACATTCAGGAACTCGCATAACTCTTTCCAGCCGTCCCCATTTTCCCAACAAACCACCAAACAGTTAGGGAGTTTAGAACATACTCTATTATGATGATAGTAAATATTTTTCCAATATCCTTCGGGAGTTTCAGACCCGTACATAATCCCCCTTTGAGCAAGTATAGCAGTACTCATTTTATGCTTTCGATCCCACCTTAACACACTATCATACCAGGTATTAGTACTGTTGCGAGTTGTTAGTATCAACTTCCCATCCCATTTAGGAAGGAAATGCACATAATCCCCGACCTCCGCTTCAACCCCTAATATCTCAAGGGCTTTCTTTAGGGTAGTGGTTCCTGTTTTAGGTAGTCCTATTCCGTAAATCATACCGCTTTATTATTTTCGTCTGTGTGAATAATCATAGGAAGTGGTGACCAGCCAAATTGAGGTTCTATTAAAACAAACGCTAAAACGTGAATCTTATCCCCTTTTTTAAAGAATAAAGAAGCCCCACCGTTTAACTTTATTTCTCCTTTTTCACCAGGAATTACATAGGTCATTATTCTGGATGGGTGGTTTTTCCCATTTATATATACTTGCTGATAGGGTGCTATCCCAGCCCGCCCCATTAAATCACGACAAATAGTAATAGACCCCTCATAATCTTTATTTGCTTCGGTTACTGTAACCTCTTGCAATTTGCCCTTTAATACGTTAATATACATTTTCGTAAACTGTTGCGAAGCCCCATAGTTTAGCTTCATATCCATATAAATTACTTGTAAAATCTAATCCTTTAGGTATGTATTCTTTATAATCCTGGTATAGTTGTGACTGATAAAACCAGCCTTCGATATATTCTTTTCTTAACTCTGATATATTCCAACTATAATCATGTTCCCCGTATTTGATATAAAAACAATCTACCCCGTGACTGTCAATAAAACTCCTCACCACCTCACCCCTGACACTATCCCTTTGCCCGTCCCAGCTCACATCAGGAGAGTTAAGCAGGGATACCCCTAAATATTGATACGAGAAAAAAGGTAGATACACTTCTTTGAACACCCTGCGATAATACCCCTCCCACTGGCCTTCGTCCGGGTATTGATTTAACAGTAGGTTGAGATTCTTATTTAGCGTCCTTTGTGGGTCATACTTTGGATTTGGTTTGGCTAAAAACTTAAACAACTCACCCCCGACCCCCGTTATTACATTCCACTCCTTTTCGTTTTCAATAATGTCACTCCAAAAATTCATCTGCTGGTTATAGTTCTGCCACCCGTTCAACGGCCTGTCTGATC